AGAGGCGGGGGCCTCCGGTTCGACCCAATCGCAGAGGCCGCCGAGCGTGCGGTCAGCCTCCAGCGCCGCGCCGATTGCAGTGATCAGGCTGTCGAAGGCAGTGGCGCGGCCATTCGGTGCCTGAACGACCACCTCCAGCTCGGCCCGGTGCTGGTAGTGATAGCGCAGGGGCGAAAGCGTTACCTCCGGCTCGCCCGGCTGACCGTCTCGCAGGATGATTAGGCCAGCGGGCGGAATCCTCTCGGGTAGCACCTCATCGCGCAGGATGAGGGCGGCAAGTGTCTGCAGCCGCGCGTGCAGGGCTGCGAGGACATTTTCGCGGGATGTGGGCATTGTTGCTGGCTCTGAATCTTGGCCTGCGCTGTCAGCATGCGGGCTTGTTTACTGATCTGAAGGTGTACTTGCGCCGGTTAGGTGACCTGCAGGGTCTCTCGTGTTAAATGATCAGACATACAGGAGGACCGACATGCAATTTCAACTGAACACTGATTCTAATATTCAAGGGAACGAAGGCTTGGCAGATGAGGCCGAAACGGTCGTCACTTCGGCGCTGGGACATCTGACCGACCGGCTGTCCCGGATCGAGGTCCATCTGGCCGATGTAAACGGTGCCAAAGGCGGGTCCGACGATATTCGCTGCACCGTTGAGGCACGTCCCGATGGGATGCAGCCGCAGACCGTCACCCACAATGACGCCAATGTGGACGCGGCCCTGCGCGGTGCGGCGAAAAAGATCCGCTCTCTGCTGGACAGCGAATTCGGAAAGCTGGATCGGCGCTGATCACAACTGCCCCTCTACCCAGTTCGCCACGATCAACCCCGGCACGCCGTCCACTGCCCGCTCTGCATCCCGCGCTAGATCCAGCCGTTTCCGGAGCTTGACCTGCGGCACCAGCAGGAAGATCGGCGCGGTCACCACACCACGACCGGTTTTCGACTTCGACGCGACAGCCCGGCCCTTGGTGTTCAGCCGCCCCTCCGCCACCAGCAGGCTCGGCCCCCTCCGGCGATAGATGAAGCGCAGGCGCAGGACAGTGCGGCGTTCCCATTCGCCGGGCGTGATCCGTCCGCCTCGGGTGGATTTGCCCGCCGCTGGGGTGGGGATCGCCAGCCAGAACCCGTTCTTCGAGCGGATCAGCGGCCCAGTGTCATGCGCACCGACAATCACCGGGGCATTTGACCAGACCAGCGCCGCGGCATTCAGGCTTTCGCCCGATTTCGGGAAGCTGGCGAGGCGGATCGAGTTGGCAAGCCGGGTACCCAGCCCTGCGCCGGTGATCTGCGTCCGCCAGGCGGATTTAAGACCGGTCCCAGCCTCGCGCATCGCTGCCGTCACCGCACGCTCCCCCGCCGTGACCTCCACGGCCATCATGGCAACGATGTCGGGGTCTATTTGGAGCCGCAGTTTCATGCTGGCCTCAGGTCCACGGTCCAGACCAGCCGTTCGCGATCGCGGACCGGCTCGCCTTGAATGAGGAAGGCCTCACCGTCGATCTCGATCCGGTCACCGGGGCGCGGGTTTGGCACTTCAGCCACCTGCAGGTCGACACGGGTGGTTTCCGTCCAGAGCCGGGCATCGCCGAACTCGGTGATGTCATCGGCGCGTCGGGCAATGAGGCGCACCAGAACGGGCGCGCCGCCGTCGGCGATATAGACCGCATCGCGCCCGATATTGCCATCGGCGAAGAGCGCGCCGACGGCAGCGGCGAAGGCAGACATCACGTCCGCCGCGCCGAACGCAGGACCTGCGGGCGGGTGCAGATCGGCAGCGGGTTCGACTCGATCTCCAACCGGACCCATTCGTCGCGATCCCTGTCGGGGATCATCCGCGCATAGAGTGGCTGGCCTAGCGTGTTGACCGTCTCGAAGGTGTCGGCCGGGGCGTAGTAGATCTCAAACAGCCCGTCGACGGCTTCTGGGTAGAAGACCGCCTTGTCGGTAGCGACGCCAAAGCCCGCACCGCCCCGGTAGCGGCGGAAGGTTATGCCGCCGAAGCTGACTTCGTCGGCGATGCGGGACCGCAAATCAGCGGCGGCGGCGGTGTTGAGGTAGGTCTCGCGCACCTCCTTGTGCGCCACCAGATCGGCGAAGAAGGCCGAGCCGCATTCGGCACGCAGGGCGATTGCTCCGGTGGCAAGGCCGCCCATCGTGTCCTCGACGCTTTCAATCAGCGCCTGGCAGCGTTTGCGCAGGGCACCCGAGGCGGGGGTGGCGTTGTCGAGGTCGAAGTCCACCTCTGCCGCCGGTGTGATGCCGAACTCGGTGAAGTAGTTCACCACCGTTGCGCCGTCGCGGGGGTCTTTTACCAGCCCCTGGATGCCGTTGAAGAGGTGATACTCGAAGGTGGTCTCGGCGTCATTGCGCAGGCGGCCCAGCTTGCGGGCGACTTCGGCCTGCACCTGCTGGGTGGCGGACTCGCTGCCGAAGTCGCGTACCTGCTGGATTTCCGAAGCCCAGATCACGTCCTGCTTCTTGAACTGACGGCAGACAAAGGCGCGCACATCGCGGCGTTCGGGCGTCTGCTGGTCATAGGCCGAGCCGCGTTCGGAGAACGGGATCAGCGACAGCGTGCCGTCGCGACTCTCGATGACGACGGTGCGAGAGCGCACGCCGCGCGGCCCGAACAGACCCGAACCAGACAGGGTTGCGGGCTTGAAGGGGATGTTTTCGAGCGCACGGGTGAGTTCGATGATCGAGAAGGCATCGCCTTCGAAGATGTCCATGGTGGCCATGGTGTGCCTCCTGATTTGGGGGTTATCGGACGAGGATGCCGAGCGTCAGCAGGGCAGCGTGAGCTGCGGCGATCTGCGGCGCGGTAGGCGTTCCGAGGATGCTGATCTCGGACTGGTTGACGATGGCGGGGCCGCGGATCAGCACAACGGCGTTCTTGTCACCGCCGCTGGCATCGACACTGTCCCAGAGGATGGCCGCTGCCGTCTGGGTGCCGTTCGAGGCGGCGGGATCGTGGGCGGCGTATTTGCCCGATGCGGTGATCTTGCCCAGAATGGTGCCGGGCTGGAGATTGCCAGAAGCCAGAACGACCGTGCTGCGGCAATAGTCGCGCAGCGCTTCCCAGACGAGGAAGCCGCCCGCGTGGCGGGTTTCGGTAAGCGTGGGCATGGGTTTATCCTTTCAGACGGAAGGTGCGGGCGATCACGTCGCCCCAGGGACACGCGCCAGACGGGCGGCCAGGTTGCGGATGGGCGGCAGAAATGTCGGGTTCCGCTTCGGCGCGGGCGGCCAGCAGGGCGGCGCGGACGTCGTCGAGGCCGGTGTCGCGCTCGAGGAACCGACCCGCCATCTGAGGTTGCCCGGCCAGACGGCAGAGATCGATGACGGCGCGGGCATGGATCAACGCTGTGGCACGGATGCTGGCGGCATCGGCTGCACCGTTGGCAGCGGCAACGGTGCAATCGGCTTCGGGCGCTGGCGCGGCGTCCGTAGGCAGGACGGTGTCAGCGTCGAAAGTCTCGGCAGCACCAAGAGTTTCCGCCCCCAGGTCAGAGCCCGGATCGAGACCTATCGACGGGGTTTCAACAGCATCAGTGCCATTGGCGGCCAAGTGGCTGTCGGGTGCAATGTCTGGGTTGGCATCACCAGTAGCGGGATCGTCGTCAGACGCCTCGCCTGCAAGACCTGCGGTGATGTCACCATCCTCTCCATCGGCCGCAGCCGTATCCCGCCCGTCTGCCGTGACATCAACCAGCGAAGGGGGCGCATTGCGAAACCGTGCCACATCGAACCGCGCCGCGATGCGGACTGGCTCGACGATGCGGTCGGCAAAGCCAAGATCGAGCGCGTCTTTGGCATCAAGCCAGGTTTCTGCCGACATCAACGGGGCGATTTCTTCGGGGGACCGACCAGATTTGGCAGCATAGCCCTGCAACAAGCTGCCTTTGATCTTGTCCAAAGCCTCGGCCATCGCCCGCATGTCAATCGCAGAGCCCATGACCATGCCGGCAGGGTCGTGGATCATCAGGAAGGCGTTTTCCGGCATGACGACCTCGTCGCCCGCCATGGCGATGTAGGACGCCGCAGAAGCCGCGATGCCGTCGATCCAGACTGTGACCGTGCCAGTGTGGCGCTTGATGGCGTTGTAGATCGCAACGGCATCAAAGACGGAACCGCCCGGGCTGTTGATCCGCAAGGCCAGTGGGGTGCCATCCGGCAACGCGCCCAGTTCCGCCAGAAACCCCTTTGCCGAGACTCCATAGGCCCCAATTTCGTCATAGATCACCACCTCCGCGCCCACGGCTTGGGCGCGGATCGTGTACCAGCTGTTCATGGGGTCACTCCTGTTCAGATGTATCGTTGGTACCTGCACCGGCATCTGGCCGCTGCGCCGGTGTCGCCCGCGCGCCCTGCGTCTCGCCCGGGTTGGTGCGATAATGCAGACCCAGTGCCGCCACGCGGGCCGCGTCGGTCGCGTTTTCGCGGTCGATTTCCTCGACGTCGTAGCCCGTCGCCTCGACGACCTTGCGGCGCGAGACGATCCCTGCTTCCATCGCCAGCACTTGCGCCTGGATGTCCTTCAGCGGATCAACCCAATCCCAGCGTGGCGGGATCCAGTTCACCGGGCGGTAGCGCGCAGGAGAGCGGGCGAAGTCCGTTATCTCCAATGCGCCCGACAGCACCGCCGTTTCCAGCCAACGCGCCCAGACCGGACGGCACAACTGGTGCGCGACAACACCGTGCTGCAGCTGCTCGACGCGGCGGCGAAACTCGACCAGTTCCGCGCGCAGGCTGGAATAGTTGGCCTGCCGCACATCGCCGGTGACCAGATGATAGGGCAGCCCCAGCGAGGCCGAGACCGACAGCAGCGTCCGGTACTGGAATGCCTCATAGCCGCCACCGACATCGGCGGGGCTGGAGAACTTGACGTCTTCGCCGGGCAACAACACCTGCAACGTGCCCGGTTCAAGGCTGACAGTCGCACCGCTATCGTCGGTCGCCTCGATCTCGCCCATCAACTGTTCTTCGGGTGCTGTCTTGGTGATGAAGCCCGCGAACATCGCCGCCGTCTTCTTCCGGTCCAGTTCGGCATCGTCATACTGGTCGAGCAGGAACAGCCGGACCATGGCAGGTGCCACATGCGGCAAGCCCCTGATCTGGCCCGCATCGATAGGGCGGTAGATATGCAGCACGTCCTCGGCCGGAACACGGACCGTCTCGGACGTGAATACGCCCTGATCGGTGCTGTCGCCGGGATGGCGGCGGCGGAAGTGATAGGCTTGGCGTCGCCCGATCAGGTCGAACTCGATACCGCAGCGGATACGATTGCCGTTGGCGGCGGTTTCGGTTTTCTCGAAGGGCAGCATTTCCGATTGCAGCAGTTGCAGCTGGATCGGCACCAGCAGACCGTCCTCCGCCCGGCGCGGACGCAGCCGGACAAAGCACTCGCCCGCGACGAACATTTCGCGCGCCACCATAGCTTGCAGACCGTAGAAATCGGTCAGCCCGTCGGCATCCGCCTCGTCGGTCCATGCGAGCCACAGTCGCTGCACCTGATCGCGCAAGGCCGGATCCTCGATCAGCGACGACGGTTTGATCCCGTCCCCCACGAGGTTCGACGCAAAGGCCTCGCAGGCATTCGCCGCATAACCGTTGGTGACAACCAGTTCGCGTGACCTCGCCAGCAGACGTGGGCCACCGGAAGCAACCAGCGAGTTGATGTTCTCCAATGGCGGTTGCCAACCACGCAGCCGCCGCTGCGACATCGCCCCTTCCAGCCTGGCACGCACGGCTGTGGGGCCGCCGGTTCCCCGGCGGCGAAAGGCATCGAGCCAGCCCATGCGTCACAGCCCTTTGCTGGTGATCACGCGCACCTGCCGGATGATTTTACGCCCTTCAGCTGTCGCGATTTCGCGGTCCAGCACCTCGATGGCCCGGTCGATCTCGGCGATGCTGCGGTAATCGACGGTTTTGCCGTCGTAACTCACGCGGGCCACGCCGCTGGAGCGCTGCGCCGCCAATGCCTCGCGGCGGGTCTTCAACTCTGCGATTGTGGGCATGTCTACCTCATGTAACTTGATGGCACCGAGCGTCGCCGCGCGGGACTGCGCACCGCACGGATGGATCCCGCTGCGGCCTTGTCTTGTGACCCGTCACCGTTGCCGTCACCGGCCACCTGCGCCTCCAGATCGACCCAGCGCGCCTCGGACCAACGATCAGCGCCGACGATCCAGGCTGCCGCGCGGGCGTAGACCCGGCAATCCAGCGCCTCGTTGCGTTCGCGCAGCTTTTGCCATTCAAGCCGGGCGAAGCCGCGTTTGGTGCGCACGGTGACCAGCTCCTCGGCCACCAGCTGTTTGAGCCATTCGCTTTCGACCCAGTCGGGCAGATGCACCGTGCCGGGCGGGAACATTACGCCCTCGGCCAGTTCTTCCTTCGTCGGGCGCGGCAGGCCGAGATGGC